CGCTTGTGCCAGACGTCTGATCTGTCCTTGTGGCTCTTAGGTACACCACCACCAGCCATTGCCCACTCTTTAAGAGACTGCTTCTTAGGAACCGATTCGCTTCCGATGAGCTTTAGCTTCGGTAGCTCCATTGCCTTAATTTTCTTGAGTGCGGACTTGGCCGCTTTGACAGTGCTGTATCCGCCGGGGATTAATCCTGCCGCAGCTCCAACCGTACTTGCTATTGCATCGATAGGATCACCGCGCTTAGCTGCGTCGTATGCATCACCCAAACCATGTACGCCCTCTTCAACCGCCATAGTCGTTCCAAGGAACGGTACGAAGTCGGCTGCACCAATCCCTAAGGGAAGCTGGCTGCTGTCGCCACCCATCAACGTCTGCGCATGCTGGCGCGCTGTGTAGCGGTCAGTGCCAAGGCCTTCAATACCCTGCTGAAGCTTAGAAGATAGCCGCTCGCGGATCGTAGGATCCTGTGCTCGAATTTGTGATGTGCTACCCTCAGCCATGGTCGTTCCTTTCACTTTCCCTCAATCATAATCGTAACTGCTTGTCAAGTCTATCCCGTTAGATCGCATATGGGTTAACTCGTCTTACTCGGCCAGTGTCTGCGTAGTCGTCCTCGTCCCAATCATCCTTGGGTGGTGGGTCAATCTCCAGCCAGCCAGCATCACGCAAGTAGCGCAGTGCTTGGGTACAGGCGTCCACCAGATCGTCGTGGGTTGTCTCAGGGAAGCTGCATATCTGCGACACGAACCCTTCGGCCCAGTCTTTAACGTAGCCCTTACGCTTGTCGCTCTCTGGCACCCAAACGCGGCCACGGGCAATGATGTTGGACACAATGTTCAGTCGCTGCACCTTGTCAGCCCGTCCCGGGTTATAGGCGCGCACAGGCAAGTGGGCACGCTGCAAGTCTTGGATCAGGGATATGCCAGCCGACTTGTCCTCGATCAGGAGCAGGTCAACGCGCTTACGGTCCTTGCCCTCCCCAAAGACGGTCTCATACTCCTCAATCACCTTGGGTCGCAAGTCAGGGTACTGCATCCTTTCCTGCCAGCAGTCGATGACCATCACGCTCATGGGCGCATCGGTCGGCTTGAATACGCCAAAGGTAATGCATGCGGTCGGATCGTTCTGGACCTTCTCGCTGGTTGCAACGTCGTAGCTTTGGAGGATGTACTCGAACTTAGGGAACTCCTTACCAGCAGGCCAGAGCTTGAACATGTCACGCTTGACAATGCCACCCTCCTCGGGATCGATGATCTCAGCATAGATCTCCTGCCGCCCAAGGGTCGTGCCCTCGTACTGGAGGATCTGCTTACGGAAGTTCTCGGATAGGTTATCAAGGTTAGTGTAAGTTGAGGCGGTCGTCAGTACTACGTCGTCACCCTCGCGACCTATCAGCTCCACAATCAGGTCCTTCGGTCTAGGCGTCGTTGTGCATATCATACGGGTGCGCTTACCTAGTCGCATACCGAATTGGATCTGGTCCCACGCATCTTGGATGTAGTCCCATGCAGCCAGCTCGTCGCACCAACCACCATGGAACTGTGGCCCCCTAAAACGATCAGGCTCGGACGCGGGTATACCCTTAATCAGGCTACCGTTGTATAAGCGCAGCTCATGGTACTGCTTGTTATAGTCGGCGACTAAAGCCTTAGGGATTATGTTAAGCAAGCCAGAGTCACCCTCAAAGCAGGTAGCCTTCACGTCGGCGCTTGTAGGGGCTGCAACAAGCCAACGGGTCTCTGGCTCAGTGTAGGCCCACCATGCTATCTGCTCGGCTGCTGTGCGCGTCTTACCAGCTCCACGGCCTGCCAGCATTAGCCAGATTGACCACCAGTCGCCAGCGGGTAATGTTTGATGCTCATGCTGCTTCGATAGCCACGTCATGCGCCATGCCCATGCAAGGCGATACTGCGGGTCTACCGCGTCGAGGCTCTTCTGTACCGCAGGGTCCGCGAGAACCTCAGCTATACTCATGAATTAATCTTGGCCTGCTTGTTTAGTTCTACGTTGAGCAGCAAGGCCTCGAGTAAGTCCTTAGCTTCTCTAGCAGCGTCAATCACCACAGGGTTCTGTGCGTCGCCTGCCAATGTAGTACGATTACCATACTTCTTTGGATCCCAACAAGCCAGCAGCTTTAGGCGGGTCTCGATCTGAAGCTTACGGTGACCAAGCATGTCCTCGACCGTCGTATACGTCTTACTGTCTCCCATTACCTGCTTCTGACCCATCACTGGGGTGTTGCTAATTTCCAACGCTTCCTCTGCGATGGCGTCGTAGCCTAGCTCTCTGGCGCGCGCGAGGCGTGCGGCGAACTCTGGTCGCGCCACTACCCAATCGTAAACTGTTCGCCAAGCTGGCATACCCTGTATTCTGCATACTGATCTGAGGTTTACTCCGTTACTTACTAGATCGCATATCTTATCTGCTATCTCATCTGTGTATTTGGAGCCAGATCCTTTGGGGGCTCCTATCTTCTTTGGGGCGTTTTGCGGCGCAATAGTACCCTTACCCTTAGTCGCTACCGTTACGGTGCTCTGGGGCTTATTTGATGGCTTTGGGGCTGCTGTCATGTAGCTCTCCTTTTGTTTGGTAGTCCCAGCCACTTGTGCTGGTCGAAACCGATTCGGTTTCCCTTCGCTTTCGGATCGCTTACAGTTCGCTATAAGGTGTCGGTGTTGGGGTGCTGCCCCGCTTCTGTGCACAGCGCTTCCTTTAGCCAAACAGGTTTTTCAGTTAGAACACCAACACGGCTGAAGACTGAGTATCCCACTATTTTACTAATGGCAATCTTCATGCGTGATGGCCCCACTTTCGTGGGAACCGATTCGGTATTGATTCGCTTAACGAGATAACTCGGGAAGCATTACCAGTAATGCCAGAAACGCTATAAACATTGTACCAATAATTACTTTTTCGGTCAATGTCTCTTGAGGTTGCTGGCTTGGTAGATCAGCCATTAATTTCTCAATCTCTTGACGATTCATGCTGCCTCCTTAACTAAAATTTGTTGTAAGCCTGCGATTAACTGCTCTGCCTCTGCCCGAGTAAGTATTGCACTAGCACTGCCGCCCTTAACCTGCAAGTGCAGCCACGCACCACCGTCGTCCCACTCGGAGACTGATACGCGGACACTGTCCTCTGTGTAAATTACTGTTTCGATTTCGTTTGTCATAATTTTATCTTTCGCTGTTAGTTTATGTGGGGGCCGCAGCCCCCGTTTGTTTAGACTAAGTCCAAGTCCTTGATGTCTTGGCCAGAAGCCAATCTGCCGTTTGCTGCAATGCTGTACTCGATCTGCTCGAGCGTTGGCTTGTAGCAGCCGTCGTAGTCAGACCACTGACCACATTTTGTAGGACCCTCGAACCAGACAAGGTATGTACTTGTGCCGCGTATTGCGGCTAAGGTATAAACCTGTGCGTCAGCATGTGTACCGCGGACAATCAATTGACTGAGGCGGAGCTGTTTTAGTGTAAGTCTTTTTGCCATTTCGCTTTCCTTCGCTGTTAACTGACTTTGCGTTATTGCTATGTCAGTGATGTTAGTATAACCTGAAATTAAACTAAGTCAACAATTATTTAGTAGGTGTTTACCCTTAATTGTTGAAATAAACAACAATCTCGTCCTCGATGCGGGAAGACTCTGCGCTAGTCAACTTTTTAGATAACCACCCTGCTGGACGACCGCGACGATCTAGAACTTCCCAATCAGACTCGGTATAACCGTAGTAGTCAACGTCGCTGTCGGCGCTGTAAGATCCATCAACGCTGTCAAAAGTGATCACGCCAATAAGGCAAGGGATTCCTGCAACGCGTGTTTCAATTTTTGCTATGTAGTTCATTTTGTTTCCTTCGCTGTAAGTGGGGGGGTTACCCCAATGTTTAGTTATTTTATTAATTCCAAATCAGAATTAAACCAATCCAAAGAACCGTCCTGATTTACTTGGCAAGGATTACCATCGGAGTGACATGGAGTAATTTGTAAACGCTCAAGGCCGTCCTCGTCTTCATGGCCAAACAAGTGGTCAAACAAGTTTTGCAATTGACCGCGAGAATTTTGGGCAACTTCACCCTCATTGCCAAACCTGATTAAAAAACAACTGTAGTGTTTAATATTTAGTTCCATTTTTATTTCCTTCGCTGTTAGCTGGGGCTTAATTGCTCCAGTGAATATAGTTTAACATCAAATTAAACCAAGTCAACAATTATTTTATTAATGTTGTTTATTTTCCATTTTGAGGTGGGCCAGCAACTCGCTCAAGACAAACTCCCTACTGGGATACGTTTCAATGTAACGCTCGATCTCGTCCAGAACATAGGCGTATCCAGAGTTAAAACCCTTAATGTACTCAGACATTACCGCGTGCCCGTTCATGCTGCCTGTAGTGGCGTGATCATTCATGCTGTGGCCCTTTCTTTGTATTAATGTAATTTGATAACGCCAGAGCCAAACTTGGCCTTAGCATACGTCTTAACTTGGGCAAGAACATCATCGTAAGTATTGGCCCAAAACTCGATTGGTGTACCTTTTAATTCTTCAATATTTGTATTGATGCACAACTCAGAAGACTCACCCAAAAAAACATTTGTGTCTTGTTGGTATATCCATAAATTAATTGTTTTCATAACCGATTCGCTTTCGTTTAGGTTAGCCCCCGAAGGGGCTAGTTAATTACCACTGCCCAAAAAATGATGTAAAGGATTTCGCTGTTTCGTAAGTATTAAAATCATCCAGTGAATTCCATACCGCGTACAGCTTGTCACCCCTTTGGCTTTGACCAACCTCAATGATTTTTCCATTGGCGGATTTGTAAACCTTTGGATAACTATCGTCGCCCCAATACCGACCGCGCAGTTTAGTTAAAACATCACTGTCTTTTAATTCATAAGACTTGATTGGCTGTGCCCATGAGTAAGTAGTAGGCTTAACTACATTTGGGTGCTTCTCTTCAAAGTCAGCCAAGTAAGCTAAGTAAATTTCGTTCATTTGTCCCATTTTATTTCTCCTAAAATAAGCCCCCGAAGGGGCTGTTATTAATTAATAATTTGAAAACCACATTTAAAATCAGGATGCGCAAGCAAGTTGTGACGTTTTGCAAATTGCACTAATTCAAATTTTGTTTTGTTAGATAACGTGGAACGAATTAAAGCTGACACCGAACGAGCCGCTGTGTCAATCATTCCGCTGTCAACATATGCCTGAGCGATGGTCAATTGTTTAGTTTCATTTTTGGTCATTTTGTTTATCCTTTTAAAGTAAGCCCCCGTAGGGGCTATTTATTTATCGTGAAGTAACCTTAACGCTGAACACAGCGGTGGTTTTTGTATGACGAGCAATCTGCTCTGGTGTTGCGCCCAACTCAGCCAACAGGGCCTTGTTGTCAACAACAGAACGGTTAGACTCAATGTATGTTGCTTTGAAGAGATCGCCCTCTACTACTTTGGCACCGCCTAAGCTGGCGCTGTCTTTGATGCCGTCCTTGATGGCGTCGGCCTGTTTTGTTAGCTCGGCGATCTGGGCCAAGAGGTTACCAAGAGTATCAACTTGGTTAAGGGCTGCTAGTTCTACTTTAGTGTTTGCATTCATTTCGCTTTTCCTTCGCTGTAATCAACTAGGCGGGATTGCTTTGTTGATGTATGTAGTTTAACACCACCTTAAACAATGTCAACATCTTTTTATAAATAATTTATAAGGAAAACCCTAATGTTGTTCATCTGCAACACCTAACAATTTATGCGTATCTTTAAGCAAGTCAGCCTCGTCGTACCCATAGTGCTTTTGAAACCCCTT